ATTACTTGCTACTGGTGTTACATCAAAACTATTATATTCAAATTTTGTTAAAGCCATTATGTTACTCCATACATTTTAATTACGCCTGAATCTATGTTGCCTGATACAAATTTAAATTGAACTGCATCAATTGCACTCGTAGTATTTCCATAACCTGCTATAAAAGAATCACAAGCTGCATCGTTTTCTTGATAAGATGATCCTCTAAAAATAAAATGTTTTACAAAAGTTGTGTTTGATGGATCAAATAAATGTAAAGTGCCTGAACCACTACTATCATTACCTGCAGAACTAGGTGCTCCAATAAATAAATTTTGAAAACCAGTTCCTTGTGCTAAATCTTGAGAAGTAACATAGCCAAAATCTGGAGTTCCATCAGCTTCGGTGTGTGCCGCTCTAAAAGATGTAGTAGTTTTAGTTACATTGTAATTTGAACCTGTATCAACAGAAAAATTTACTGCTAATCTTTGATTACTTGCTGAAGGATGTACATTAATAATTTTAAAAATATATTCTTTATAAGTAGAATCTATGCCACTTGTAAAAGATAAACTAGCACTACTACTAGCAGTTTGTGTGGATATTAGGTTTAAAGAACCGCCAATATCTGAAGCTGCTAAAGCATCTGCATCTGAGTCCCATGCTAAAAATTTACTTGCTGAGGGAGTTACATTCAGGCTGTTATAATTAACTTTAGAAATAGCCATGGGTTACTCCTAACTATGTTTTCTTCCATACAAAGAAAATCTTCCAGCTTCTATATTACCACTTTGCATAAAAAATCTTAAACCTGTTATAGCAGTTGTTGCAGCATATTTTCCAGCCCAATTATCAATTCCAGTACGACCAGTATCAGAACCTTGTATAGCTGTATGTGCTTTTATAAGTTTATGATAAGTTGTACTGTGTGGATTAAAAATTACGACTTCAGAACACATACTTTCAGTGGCTGCACTTCCTATTTGGTTTGAAACTCTCATATGATCTGCACTTGTATTATGATCGGTTACTGTCGAATCGTCTCTCATTATTTCTGCATAATGATAAACACCTCCATCGTGCAATGTACCAGTTCCACCTCCAGTGTACACTCTAAGATACATTCTTGCTTCATCTGTTGCTGGATGTGCATTTTCTATAACTACACAAAAATCTATAAAGTCTGTTGATAAATTATCAACAAACTCAACTGCAGCTGTTGCACTTGTTACATTAGTTGATGTAACAAATTCCCACATTCCACCACCTTTTAAATAAGAGAAATCTACTCTCTTTAAAGTTCCAGCATCTGAAACTAATAACTCATCAGTGTCTGCTGGCGTTGCACCTAACGCAGTTTGCCCTGAGATAATATTATTATTTAAATGTTCACTTTCAACGGCATCGTCTGCTATTTTAGCTTCTGTTACTGCATCTGCTGCAAGTTTTGCAGTAGTTACAGTTGCGTCTGAAGGTGTACCTAAATTTAATGCATCACCTAATAAAATTATAAAATCAATAACATCGTTCGTAACTAAGTTGCTGGCGAACGTAATTGTAGCCCCCGACACAGTAAATGAAGATCCTGGTTTTTGTAATACACCATTTAAACTAACTAACATGTGGTTAGCTGATTCTGGACTTACATTTGTACTTGCTACTTGCATCGTGTAAGCAGCTTGACCGTTTACAACGCTAATTGCATCTAAAATTTGAAAGTTTCCTACTACGGGTTGTTTGCCAATATAGGCCATATTATATATCTCCTTTATTCATTTTATACATATCCAAAAAACTCTATTAATATTTTACCTGCTGTGTAATTAGCATCTGTTGCTGCACCTGTAACCATATACATATATTTATCTGCAGCTGGTGGTGTTGGTATTCCAACAACGGTTCCAATTGCTAAATCTCCACTATCACACATTTGTGTTTGATTTGATAAACCTGTAATTGCCGCATCTTCTGTTCCTGTGGCTTCATCAGCATACCATAAATTTATGTCTGGATCTCCACCTGCAGGTGCTTCCATACAAGTCATTTTGCCACTTAAAACTGTTCCGTTAACTGCTGCAGTTATCTGTCCAATATGAGAATTTGCTGTTGCAGCTTTTCCAATAATATCTCCACTACCAGAACTAGCTAATCCTGTTAAATCTATTAAAATTTTTGTATGGTAAATATTTCCTAACTTTTCTACTGCAGATCTATAAACTGTGCCTGTGCCTCCAGTAATTCCCGTCCCTGCAGTTAATGCTGTAACAGTAGTATCACCTAACATTGCTGGTGTAATACTGTTAGTTGACGGAACTGTAGATTGAATAGCACGACCTAAAAAAATACAATACATTGTATCTGTTGAAGCTGTGTTTGCTGACAACGTTAAAGCTGTACCTGTAGCAGTATATGCTTTACCAGATCCAGGGTGTTGACGTACGTTATTTATAAATAACGCAATTTCATTTTCGTTACTTACTGCATGAGTGAGTGTGTATGAAGATGTTGCTGACGTAGAAAAATTCTGTGTAGCAAACGTAACGAAGTTGTCTGTAGGAATATTTCCAATATAGGCCATCTTACGTTATCTCCATAATGCTTAACGTGCCTGATAGTTTATCTGCAACGGAACAATCTATTTTAATTTCATCTGTTGCTTCTAATACTACTTTACCGCCCGTCAAGACTTCTAAAGAACTTCCTGCGGGAATATTCACGTCCTTAACAAGGAACGATGTACCATTAGAAACATTGTTTGCTCCGCCTCTGTTTCCTGTATCACTAACAAGTTCTACTTCTGCAGTTACAGAAGTTGTGTTTATGTTAGTTAATATTAGACCAAGAACAACAGTTGTTGTGCTTGAAGCACATGTGTACATCTTGTATGCAGTTCCTGCAGAAGCTGGTTCTGCTGCGAAAGTAACCACCTTAAACGTATTTGCCATATTTTATCTCCTATTTTCCTTTTATATATTATCCTAAAGCAATTGCAAGTGCCGTTGGATCATCCGAACTAAATCCTGCACTACTTAGGTATGTTTTAACATCTGACATAGCTACTTGAACCATAGTTCCGTTATCATTTGTTACTAATCTATCAGCATCTACTAAAGTCGTAGATGTAGCTGATGTGCCACCATCTACAATATTAAGTTCTGCTGCTGTTGAATCAACAGCTGCCAGTTTTGTTAAATCTGCTTGTACTAATCCAGAAACACCATCTAATAAATTAAGTTCTGCTGCTGTTGATGTAATTGCTGTTCCGTTAATTGCTAGTTTACCTGTTACAACATTAAAAGTAGCATTGTCTTCTATTCTAGCTACTTCTGTTCCATCTCTTTGTTGGAATATTAAATCTTTTGCATCAACAATTGGTTTAATAATTACATCGCTAGATGAGTTAGATATTCTTAATATTTCTGTGCCACCATCTAAGAAATTAAAATCACCTCCGTCTGCATCAAATTTAAGATCACCTGGTGCATCTAAAGTAACATCTGTTGCTCCGTTTAATACAAAATCAAGAACAGTTGTGCCCGCTGCTTTCATAGTAATATTATCACCATCTGCATCAAGAATAATATCTGTTGTTGCATCAAGTGTAATAGTAGATCCTGAATCTATTTCTGCAATTACAGGTGTAGTTAAAGTTTTGTTTGTTAAAGTTTGTGTTGCAACAAGAGATACTAAAGTTGAACTAGAACCATCTGGTAACAACATTTCATTTGTTACACCTGCTGAATGGGGCTGGGCTTTTATAATTTGTCCGTGAGAATTACTCTCGCAATTAAATTGTATAGCACCTGAATTTGTATTACCTCTAACAGTTACGTGCCCTGTGCCATTAGGAGCTAATTCTAAATCTGCATTTGAAGTAGTAACAATATCGTTACCATTCATATCAAGATTACCACCTAATTGAGGAGATGAATCATCCACAACATCACTCATAGTACCAGCTGCTAGCCCTGAAACTAAAGCTGATCTTGTAATTTTTTTAAGTCCACCACCTGAAGTATCTACTGCTAATAAAACATCATCTGCTGCAACTGTAGATATTGCTGATAAATCTCCAACAGCTATTGAATTAAAATTTGTACCATCTGCAACTAAAATATTACCAGAAGTATTTGTACCCATAGTAATATCATCACCCGATACTGTAAGATCTCCAGTTACGACCACATTGCCACTAAATGTAGCTTTACCTGTATCTGACATGTCAAAAGTTAAAGCAGTTATAGTTGAACCACCATCATTACCTTTAATTGAAAAATCTGCGTCTGAAACTTTTGTTTCTAATATAACATTGCTTGATGAATTATGAATACGAGCCATTTCAGTACCATCATCTTCATAGATAATACCACTACCTGCAGTGCCAGCATCAAGAGTAATACCACCTGCTGATTCTAAATTAATAGAATCAACTGCCGTGCCATCTGAAACAATATCTAAATCACCATCAGCATTTGAACCTATGTATAATCCAGAATCTCTGAATTGTAATCTCATTGCAGCATTTAATAATAGAGCTGTATCCGCAACATGAGTAAGTGATACGTCTGAATCTGCACCAAAATTTAATACTGCAGAGTCACTTAATAATTTAAGGTCATCACCAATAACAGCATCTTTAGCGACAGATAATCCACCATCAGTTTGCAACGAGCCATCTGTTGTAGAAGTTGCTTCAGTAGTATCATCTGTTTTTACAATACCACTAGCTGTTACTGTTGTAGCAGTTAAAGCTTGTGCAGCAATTGTGCTACCTGACTGCGCTGTAAATGTATTTGCAGTAAATTGAAAATCATCTGCTCCAGCAATTTTAATATCTATTTGATCATCTGTATCTGCTGTAATACTTGTATCACCATCTGCATCTAAAACTAATTCTCTTCCTTCTATGTCAAGAGATCCACCAAATCCTGCATCAACAAGATTTGTTCCATCTGAATAAACTAATCTTGTAGTTTTTTCAGATACACCAAAAGTAATACCAGTTCCTGATGCTGTTTTGAATTGAACAGTGTACGCACCTGATGTTCCATTTGTTACAATGTAAACTTTTTCAACTGAGTCAGGAACAGTTACAATTGAGTTTCCTGTTATTGTCCCTGTAAGTTTAATTACAGCGTGTCTTGCAACTGATGTTGACTCTGTTGCATCTCCATCTGTTATTGATAAAGCTGTTGTTCCACCGCTAGTTACTGCTTGTTCTACATAACCAGAAATTGCTTTTTCTACAATTTGTAAGTTAGTATTAGTTTTTGTTCCCCATGTACCAGCGTTTTCGCCAGTTGCCATTAGTTCTATACCTAGATCTGAAAATGTTGATGCCATATTTTAATCCTTACGGTGCTGGTGAGTTAACAGGTATTCTGACTGTTCCATCTGTGTAGTCATCTCTTCGTCTTCTACCTATTTGTTCTCCTCCAAATTTTTGTACTTCTTGTTTATATTTTGCTTCGTATAATTGTAACATGTCAGCCGGTCCTTTTAAAAAAGCATAAGTTTCAGCTAAACAACAATATAACAGACCATTTGGAAAATTCATACTAATATAATTAGTGTCATTATTTTCTAACAAAGCTGGCGCTGCATTATAATGTATTTTATATGCAAATGTTCCACTTGGTGTTGGTGATACAATTATAGATCCAGAGTTTGATGAACTCTCTCCAGTTGCCCCTGTGTCTAGCATAGCATAATATTTTGGTGTTCCAGTAGATGTAGTTGCTGAAATATATTCTTCTAAAAATGTTAAATCTTTTTTTTCTAAATATGTATTAGCACCTGTATAAGTAGATCCCGTTGCAGTATAAACTTGAACTGCTCTAACGAATACAGCTCCTGCTGGCACAGTTACAGTGCCTGTTCCAGATGTAAAATTACCTGTAGATGTTTTTCTATCAGCATCAATTGGTACATCTCTAAATATTCTATATTGAGCGTTTAAAATAATATTTTCTAAAACAGAATCTGATAGCACCGTAGAGCTAACTTCTGTGTAGCTTTTTATTTGTGTTTTTAATCCTGATGCGCTTAGTCCTGCCATATTATGCTGTTAAGGTTGCTGG